CACTCGTCCCCCCGTGCCGTGGAAACCCAAGACCTACTGCCTCACCACCGGCTGCGGTGAGCTCGTCCTATCAGGCCGCTGCCGCGAACACGCCCGGCAACACACCAAGCAGCAGCAGGACCGGCGTGACGCCACAGAGACCTGGCGTGACTACGACACCCAGGCGTGGCGTCTCGCACGTCAGCAGGTCCTCAGCCGTGAGCCCAACTGCCGCACCTGCGGAAGGGAAGCCACGCACGTCGACCACATCGTCCGCCTCAAGGACGGCGGCACCCACGACGTCACCAACCTCCAACCGCTCTGCGCATCGTGCCACGGTCTCAAGACCTACAACGAGACCATCAAGGCTGCGCGAGATCGCCAACGCAAACGCAACGCGAAGGGGTAAGGGCGTCGACAACCTGCGCGCGGCTCGCGGCCTACCGCGCCCGGACAACGCGCTGCATGCCGACAGGTTGCCCGGAAATGGTCACCCCCCTGGCACTCGTCACCGGGTATGGCTCGACCTGGTCCTAAACCGCTGCCGACGCACCTGAAGGTGATGCAGGGCACCCGCACCGACCGGGTGAACCTCGCCGAGCCCAAGCCTAAGAAGGCGACGCCACGCTGCCCGGCGTGGCTGAGCCCTGAAGCGAAGACGGTCTGGCGCCGGCTGACTGCGCAGCTGAAGTCGATGGGGATGCTCTACGCCGCCGACGAGGACATCATCGCCGCCTACGCGAACGCGGTGGTCACGTATCAGAAGGCGACGCGTCTGGTCGAGGAGCACGGTCTGCTCATCCCGGGTCGGCGCGATGACCTGGTGACCAACCCTGCGGTGCGGATCCAGCGTGACGCTGCGCAACTCATCAGGCAGCTCGCCGGTGAGCTCGGTCTGACGCCCTCGTCCCGGTCTCGCCTCTCGGTCGAGGAGGAGACGCCCGATGACGGTGACGCGCTCCTGGGCTGAGCCGAAAGTATCGACGCGCGATCTCGCCAAGCCTGAGGGCGCCTGGTTCGATGAGGCTGCCGCGCAGCGTGCGGTCGACTTCTTCGGCCTGCTGCGTCTGGTCGAGGGTCGTGGTGCCGGTGAGCGCTGGCAGCTGCTTCCCTGGATGGAGCATGAGGTGGTGCGTCCGCTCTACGGCTGGAAGCGCGCCGACGGCACCCGCCTCTACCGGACGGTCTGGGTGGAGGTGGGTCGCAAGAACGCGAAGACGACGCTGGCTGCCGGCATCGCGCTCTACGGTCTCGTCGCTGACAATGAGGCTGCGCCGCAGGTCATCATCGGTGCCCGGGATCGCAACCAGGCGCGGCTCTGCTTCGAGCTGGCACGCAAGATGACGCTGGCGTCGCCGGCGCTCGCCAAGCGGTGCCGCCCGGTGCGTTCCTACATTGAGCACCCGGCGAGCGGTGGCGTGCTGCGTGCCGTGAGCGCGGACGCCTCAAGCCAGCACGGTCTGAACTGCTCGGTGGCGGTCATCGACGAGGTGCACGCGCACCGGGACCGTGAGCTCTGGGACGTGCTCGCCACTTCGACCGGCGCCCGGACGCAGCCCATCGTGATGGGCATCACGACCGCCGGCGTCTACGATCCGCACTCTATCGCCTGGGAGCTTCACTCCTACACCGAGCAGGTCGCCGCCGGTCTGCTCGAGGACCCCTACCTGCTGGGCGTCATCTACGCCGCCGAGAACGAGGACTACTGGCAGGACCCGGCGGTCTGGGCGAAGGCCAACCCGAGCCTCGGCGCTACGATCTCGGAGGACTATCTGCGTGAGGAGGTGGCGCGCGCCCAGGTGAGCCCGGCGCGGCAGACGACGTTCCGCCAGCTGCACCTCAACGTCTGGACCCAGGAGGTGAGCCGGTGGCTCGACCCGGCAGCGTGGGATGCCTGCGCCGACCCGGTGCGCCCGGTCAAGCGTGGCGAGCTCTGCTACGCCGGTCTCGACCTCTCGACGACCACGGACATCTCCGCCCTGGTGCTGCTGCGGCCGGATGACGAGGACGGCTTCGACGTCGAGCCCTTCTTCTGGCTGCCTGAGGCTGACATCCTCGACCGGGAACGCCGTGACCGGCTGCCGTATCGGGACTGGGCTGCCGCCGGTCTCATCCAGCTCACGCCCGGCAACGTCATCGACTACGCCTACATCAAGCGCCAGGTGCTCGCTCTCGCTGATGAGCGTGGCGGCTTCCAGCTGGCCTATGACCCGTGGGGAGCGACCGGCTTGGTCACCGAGCTCCAGGGTGAGGGGATGACGTGCGTCGCTACCAGGCAAGGGTTCGCAACGCTGAGCGCGCCGACTAAGGAGCTCGAGCGCCTGGTGCTCTCAGGCAAGCTCCGGCACGGTGGGCACGCAGTCTTGAGGACCCACGCCAGCAGCGCACTCGTCGAGACGGACGCTGCCGGTAACCTCAAGCCCTCGAAAGCTAAGAGCACGGCACGCATCGACGGAGTGGTGGCGCTCATCATGGCGCTCAACGCGGCGATGCTTGCCGGTTCGAGAGGTTCCGGACGGTCAGTCTACGAGGACAGAGGCGTGGAGGTCATCTGATGAGTATCAACCCAACGAGCAGCGCCGTCGCAGTCGAGGACACCGCAGTGCTCGTCATAGACGACGAGACAACCCCAACCGGACGATCGGAGGACGGGCGCGTCACCTACACGCTCTTCAACGCCGGCGCGGACACGGTCTACCTGGGCGCGTCTGACGTCGATGACCAGAACGGTCTGCCGGTCGCTGCGAACGCTGCGCTCAGCATCTCCATCCGTCATCACGGGAAGCTCTACGCGGTCTGCTCAACCGGGGAGAGCGCATCGGTCCGAGTGCTGCTGGTGCCCTGATGCCTGACGTCAACTACAACCCACCCGCAGGTGGCGGCGGAGCCGGCGCTGAGGACCTTGACGATCTCACCGACGTCGCTATCACTTCGGCGAGCATCGGGCAGGTGCTCGAACATAACGGCACCGTCTTCGTCAACAAGACGGTCTTCGCGCACACTGGCCTGCAGGCTCCGGTAAACAGCCGGAGGTATGGACCCATCGGATGCATCACCACCGCCCTCGCTGGTATCAACGTGGGGAGCTGCTCCGTCATCCGGTTCAAGAGCGCGTGCAGCATCACGGCTCTCAGCATCTATCTGACGGCGACCTACTCGTCGGCGACGACATACGACTACCGCCTCGGCATCTACGCTGACAGCAACGGCGCACCAGGTTCTCTGCTCGATGACGCCGGGACCTTGAGCATCGCACAGAATGCTACGGCTGGGTTCAAGACCATCACGCTCGGCACTGCGCGATCCGTGGCGGCGAATACACCCGTCTGGCTGGTATGCGCTGCGACCCACACTGGCAGCGTGCCTAACTTGAACCATCAGGCTGGAAACCTGCAACCCTACAGCGACTACGGTCTCTCGGGAAGCACGCACACGCAGGCCGCGTGCCTGGCCTACACGACCGCACCGGCGACAGCTCTGCCGGCTAACTTCTCGCTCGCTTCACCTGAAACTCAACCGGCTGGCGTGGCAGTCTATGCGACCGTCAGCGTCTCGTGACCCGTGGCTGGTGGGTGAAGGTTCAGATCTGACCCAGAGGAGGCAAGCGTGAGAAGCTACAAGAGCATCGCGCTCGCCAAGACAGTCCTCGTCAACCTCACCACCGGGCGCGCGTTCCGTGGCGTCCTCTTCGAGGTGCGAGGTGACCTGCTGGTGCTGCGCAACGCCGAGATCATCGAGGAGGGCCGCGTCGTGCCCGTTGAGGGCAGCGTGGTCGTGGAGCGGTCCCGGGTCGAGTTCGTCCAGGTGCTGGGGAGCTGACCGTGGCGATCGTTCAGTCATCTTCCGGCCTCGTCGCCATCAACCGCAAGGAGCAGAACGCCGGCTTCACCGGGTTCAGCGCTGCGCTCTACGATAACACGACGCTCACCTACGCGGAGATCTACAAGAGCCAGCCGGAGCTGCGCAGCGCGGTCGACTTCCTCGCCAGGAACATCGCGCAGCTGCCCATCCACGCCTACGTGCGTCTCGACGACCTCGAGCGTGAGCGTCTGACCGGCGTGCCGCTGACCGAGACGCTCGACCAGCCCGACGTGAACGTGACCCGGTCTGCTTGGCTGGATGCGCTCGTCAAGGACCTCGCCATCTACGATGAGTTCTACGCCGTGAAGGTCCGGGGAGAGAATGGGCGCGTGGCGCTGGTGCGTATCCCGCCGTCGCTTGTCGAGCTCGTCGGCGAGAACTGGCTGCTGCCTGACGGCTACAAGGTCAAGGGGAGCGCCGGCACGGTCGAGTTCCGACGTGACCAGGTGATCGCGATGCACGGCTACGCACCCGATGGTGACATCCGGCGTGGTCTTTCACCCATCGAGACGCTGCGCCGCGTGCTCGCTGAGCAGGCTGCCGCTGGGACGTATCGTGAGCGGTTTTGGGGCAACTCGGCGAGGCTCGGTGGCGTCATCGAGCGCCCGCCGACGGCGCCCAACTGGTCGCCTGAGGCGCGTGCCCGGTTCCGTGCCGACTTCGAGGCCGGCTACACCGGCGCCGCGTCGAGCGGCAAGACGGTCGTGCTGGAGGAAGGGATGACCTACCGACCGATCGCGTCGTCGATGCGTGACGCGCAATACCTCGAGAGCTTCCAGCTGAGCCGTGAGGTGGTCGCCACCGCTTACGGCATCCCGGTCGGTCTGCTCGGGCTGGGGAACCCTAACTACGCGAGCCTCTCCGAGCAGCATCGTCAGCTCTACGCTGACTGCTTGGCCCCTTGGCTCATCCGCATCCAGGAGGGGCTCGAGCAGCAGCTGCTCCCAGAGTTCGACACGCCGGACGGCACCTACCTCGAGTTCAACCTGGGCGCCAAGCTCGCCGGGTCGTTCACCGAGCAGGCGGCAGTGCTGCAGGCGTCCGTCGGCGCGCCGTATCTCTCCAGGAACGAGGCGCGCGCACGTCTGAACCTCCCGCCCATCGACGGTGGCGATGAGCTCGTCACACCGCTCAACGTGCTCACCGGCGGTCAGGCGTCACCGCAGGACAGCATCTCCGATGAGCGCATCCTCGGTGGTGCCGCATCAGCCGACCTGGTCGGCAAGGCCGACACCTGCGCGCACGCCAAGAGTGAAGAAGGGAAAGCGGAGGCCAAGCCGGACCACGCCAAGCAGCTACGCGTGCGTCGCATCCAGCGTGAGCGTGACGCCGCCGCTGAGGAGCTCGGTCAAGCGTTCGGCGCGATCCTCGACCGGCAGCGCCGGTCGGTCATCTCCAAGCTCGGCGCGAAATCCAAGAGCGGCATCAAGGCAACCGCCGAGGAAGTCTTCAA